TGAGGAAAAGCTATATGCCTAAAAAACTAGAACACGAACAATTAGACGCAGTAGAGGATGTATTAGGAAAAACTCCTATACTCAATAGATTAGAATTAGATAAATTAATTAAGTTCATTAAATTATTATATCTACGACCAGTATTAGGAGTGGTATTTCTAATACAGATGGGGTTTGTCGCTCAGTATGTATTTGGTGATAGTAGAACAGAAACTGTGTATATGATAGCACTCTTCTCAGTTTTGTTTGTTGTAGTATTAATTATACTTTCAACCCTAGAACTTAAGCTTCAGAGCTATAAATCATTATTAGAAATAATAGAGGATGAACATAAATTAATTAGTTCAGTATCACTCAGTCAAGAGGGATTACGTAATAATTGGGTTATTGGTTGGATAGAGATGATGAAAATACAACACCAACAACTAAATGATTTAAGTGGAAGAATTTTGTATTTAGAAGCTATGGATGATAAAACAAAAATAATAACACTGAAAGAGATAAAAGAAGGAGAATATGCAGTTATAGATGAATATAAACAACTCTTCCCCCATTTGACAAATTCTATGGAAGAGTTTCAAATAGGGATGAAAATACCACCTCCACACCCCGATAGTACTAATTTAGAATGGATCAATGAAACAATTGAACGACTACGTAAAAAAGTGGATCTCTAATAATATTGTAATATTTTGAGTAATATGTTTATGTTTTCTTAATAAACTGTAAATATGCACACTATTTTGGATCAAATTGTTTTTATATCTACCTTTTCTAATATATACTGACGATACCCGTTCTATCAAAATTAGTGAACGGTAGGATAATCTTATAATGTCAAAACAGACGTTAGAACCAATGATCTATTATGGAGATATTACTGGAAAGTCTATACAAGATAGCAGAACTGGAAAATCCATAAAAGTATTTGATGACTTTCAATATGACCCCAAAGATCTTGATAACACTGATCAGCATTATGAGAGAATTGTCGAAGGGCTAGCGAATACACCAATTGCAGACAGAGTTAACGATATGGTTTCTCCCGAAGCATTTAATGAATCCTTAATAAGATACAAATCTAATCCAATCTTAAGACGTAATCACAAAACAGGTGAGGTCATCGGTAGAGTAATAGGCATTGAGCCTAGAGCTGAAGGGCTGTGGATTAAAGCACGTATCTTTAAAGGAGTCGAAGAAGCAGAAAAAGCATGGAAACTCATCTTACAAGGTGGGCTTCAAGCATTCTCTGTGTATGGTGTAATAAAGGAGAAACAACAGAAACAACAATTGGATGGCAAAATGGTACAACACGTTACCAAATTTGACTTACAGGAAATTGCAGTAGTTGATATTCCAGCAAATCCCGATAGTTTATTCCGCATTGTAGCAAAATCGGTAGATAATATGGCTGATGATAAAACAGAAAAAGCTAATGATCCTAGTCAAACTGATCAATTAAACCAAACCGAACCCAAAAAGGAAGTTGGCAATGAGCCTATCTCTACGGATTCAACCGTTGAGAAGATGTTAAATCAAATTGCCTCTTTTCAGCAAAAGACACTTGAAGTTCTTGTAACTTTAGCTGAATCTAATACTTCAATTGTGGAAAAGTTGGGTGAAATTGGTCAAGACATTGTTGCGAAAGACGCAGAGGATGAATTTGCAGACGAAGAGTTTGAGGATGAAGGATTCGAAGATGAAGAAGAATTCAAATCTGCTCCTGCTGATACATCTGATTTAGAGAAGAGGTTGGAAACCCTAGTCGCTAAATACGCAAAGGATGAAGTGGTTATGGATGAAACTTCAAGTAAAATTCTAGAGGAAAATGAAAAACTCAAGAAACAAGTTGAAGAATTGTCTAATAGTCAAAAAGCAGAAGAAAAAGAATATGATCACGAACACAAATACGATGAAGGTAGTAATAACTGCAACGTAAAAGATTGTGATTATGAAAAAGAAGAAAAAGAAGAAAAGAAATCTGCTGAAGAATTAAGAGATAAAAATCTCGAAACCGCAGTCCAAAAGGCTGTGTCAAAAGTATCAACTGAAGCTTCCATTGAGGAAGTAACTGAAAAGAGTGATCCACTTAGGAACATGATTGTAGCTAAGTTGATGAAAAACTAAACAATAGGTGAAACAATAGATGAGCTTAAACGAACTAACCCTTCCACAAGCAAGAGCTTATGTGAAAAATGCTCACAGAGGCTTAAAAGCTGTATTTAAGGATTTTAACTTAGATACAACCGCAGCTACTGTTATGTCAAGAAATGTTTGGGGACACTTACCACCCGAATCTATAATTTATGGATTTGATGGTAATGATCATGATCTCAGTCATGAAGCGTTCTCAACAGAAGTTCTTGATGTAATGGCAAAAGGATTAAACCAAATCACTAAGAAACAAGGTGATGATATAGTAGCAAAGGCAATTACAACCACAAGTGCTAGCTATTTCATTCCAACTTTCATTGATCCACGTTTAATCGACATTGTAAAAAGGGAAACGCCATATTTGGCAATTATTCCTAAGAAAACAATGGCAGGTAGTACAGTAAATGTACCACGAAGAACCGCAGGTATCACTCCCGAATTCAAGGCAGATGACGCTTCATCAATATCTCTTCCCGACCAAACCTACAATGACGTGAATGTAAGTGTCAGATATATGTATGCAGGTGGTAAATTAACCAATCCCGCACTTAAGACTTCAGAGGATACTCTAAATCTTAAGCAAGCTAATATCGAACACACGTTCTTGGATTTGATGAGAAAGAAAGAAGAGTTCTTGTTAAGAAACAGAAATGCAGCAGGGTCTGAAACATGGACTGGATATAATTCAGACGATACCAACTCATATGATGGATTATTCAAAAGAATTCATGAAGATAATGCAGCAGGTGAAAATGAATTAGGTGGAAACTCTCCAATTAATTTAGGTCATGTCGATACCATGATTGAGAATGTTCTCAATGCAGGTGGTATGCCCGATTTTGGTATTATGGATCTTGCAACAGCCACTAACCTTATGCAAACAGCAAGAGCTTATCAGAGGTTGGAAGAGAACAGAATTAATTTGGGTGCTCCAATTGGAAGAATTCAAATCAATGGTGTTCCATTCTTTGCTACAACCCAAATGGATAGGTCAACTGCTAAGAAAGGTATAGGTGTCTTTGACAATAGAGTTGCTGAACTCAGAACACTCCTGCCCGATGAATTTGTAGAAGTAGCACAAGAAGCTGCTGATACCTACAGATACTTTTGGAGAACTTACGAAACCTTAGTTGTTCCCGCAGCAGAATGGGGAAGCACAACTTTAGGTGGAGCGTAGGTTTTTCTAAATAGGTGAAGTATTATGACACTTGATAAAAACGTTTCACAATCACCATATAGGGAAAAACACAACCTTACGTTGTCAGCAGGTGTAAAAACCTTCGGACATGGAATGACTTCTATTGATAGTTTTACTATCCTTATTAAAAATGTAGAAGGGACAGCAACATATTTCCAAGAAGAAGACGCTGCTGCTGTTATTACTGATACTAGTATTGATAGTGGTGGTGTAGCAGCAATTGATGATGGGTTTATTACGAGAGTAGAAGCTTCATTATCTTCAAGCGGTGTTGATGGAGCAACAGTAGGTGCTTACTGTCGTGAAGACGATGGTGGTGCATTTACAGACGCAGACGCAGCAGCTTTATCCGCAACCGTAAATGATGTTGAGATTCTTCCAGCAGTTCCTGTACAAGATGACGCTTTATATATCGGTATAGATGATATCAACTTCCAAAGTATTCGTATGATGGTAGCAGGAACTGACGCAGTTGTAACAACTGGACAAAGTACAATTACTTATGAGTATTACAATGGTAGTGCTTGGGTAGATGTAGTTGGTCTTATTGATGGTACAAATGGTCTTACCGATCTTTCGGTAGGAACAACTATTCAATGGACACCACAAGCTGATTGGGCTGAAGTGGCAATTAATACAGTTACTTGTTTTTGGATAAGAATTGTAGAAAATCACGCTACACCAACATTCAGCCAAGTTCCAATTGGTTCTCAGTGGAGTCTTGGTATCGCAGCATTAGTTGATGTACATATAGATGGAACAACCATTTTCACCACACAAGCAAATAGAGTTACTTTATTTGATGATATTGGTGCTAAGGGTTCTCTAACTGCTAGTTCTTCAACTATAGCAGGAGGAACTTTTGCAGCCTCAGATAGTATTACTGTCGATGTTGATTTGGTAGCAACTACTACAGCACCACAGGATTTAACTGTTAGTGTTTATGGAAGTTATTCAGACGCTCAAGCAACTAGAATAGCTGAACAATTTACTGTTTCGTTTGGTGCTAATAATCAAGCAACAGTAACATCAAGTGCAGCGTTGTCAACTAGTAATATTGACTTAATTCTGCATGGGTTGCCATAAAGGAGTCAAAAAAAATGTATTTTCTCTGTGAAGTTATTGAAGAAGGTCTTACTTATGAGGTAGGATCAAAAATTGCGTTTAATCGCATAAAATATGACCAATTTTGGGTTGATAATCATAGGTTACTTAAAGTTATATTGAAAACTGGTAGTTCCACCCCCATCAAAAAATGGGATGATGATCACAGTCCAATTTGGTTAGACAATGAATTTGCAGAGAAGCAACAATCGCCCGTTGAGGCTGAACCTGTTGTCGAAAAGGTAGTTAAACCGCCTGTTATAGAAAAACCTCCTGTTATAGAAGAGGTTGTTGTAGAAGAGGTAGTTGAACCCGAAGTAATTGAAGAAAAAGAGGTAATTGAAAATGGAAAAAGTAACACCGAAGAAAGCTCTACCGCAGAACAGCCACACGCCATCGGAGTCGAAACACATGAAAACGACAAAGAAAGCGGGCAAGATTCCAGCAGCGAAGAGGGGCAAGAAGTAGAAGAAAAAGTAACTGAAGAAGAAGTAGAAATGACACCATTAGAAAAGGCTAGAGCTGCTAAAATTGCTAAAAAAGCTAAAGTCGTTGAAACTGAAGAAGAAGTTATTGAACCTAAAGCTGAAAAAGAAGCAATTAAAGAAGATAAACCAAAACCAAAAGAAGATTAGTAGGTGATTGCATGCCTGCAAATTATATGTATAAAATTATTGATAAAATAGGTAACACAGGTACGTTAAAGAAGGCGATTCAGAAAATATATGATGAAAAACTACATATTGCACAAGAAATCGTATATCAAAGTTCATCTTTTGGTTATATGCCAATACCTGCTAAAATCAGAAATAAATTGCTCCCCGAAGGTTATGTTAAGGGAGTAGATACTGCCATTTGGGTTGATCCCGATCTTGATATAAATACAAGAGAGGGGTTTGACCCCGATGTGGTAATTCTATCAACTGGTATAACTTTTCGAGTTGATGAGGTTGATGAATTAAGTATACTTAATCATGGTTATAAAACAGTAATATTAGTAAAAATAGAGGATAATCTAACATGACCAATGAGATTGAAAAAGTATTTCGTGAGGTTGCTAAAGAAATAGATACCCGATTACTTGATGAATGGATTGGTGTAGCACAAAATGAGATTAAAGACAAAACCCCTGTTGATACTGGTCGTTTGAAAGGATCTATCGATACGGATGGTTCTTTTGATGGTAAAACCATAGAAATCGACGCAGACGCACTACCAAGCCATTTTGTTGAAAGTGGAGTGGAATATGCGGCATATGTAGAATTTGGAACTTCACGTCAAAAAGCAGAGAAAATGTTTAAGCGAGGTCTTGATATTACTAGTGATATTATAGATGAAGATGTGGCTAATTTAATAGAAGAGGGCTTTGATAACCAATTTAGTAAATTTCTCAAGAGAATATTTAAATAGGCTTAATGCATATATAACATGTGGAAATCATGACTAAATCACATACGCACACAGTAAATGATCTTCGTAGATTTGCATATGATATGATATTCGATTTTGACGAAAAAATAAATGATCTTGCTATAGTTGATATATTCAATAATAATGTGGTTGTCTATTATACTTGGACTTGGTATAAGAAGAAATTAAAGAAGGTAGGGGAATTGGGAAGACCATTTATTATTCGTAAGAATGATATTTTTACAAGAGAAGGGGGAATTAGTATGCCGAAAAGAGAAGCACTTATGAGGAAACTGGTTAATTATCTAATATATCAAAGGGAAAATGGGAAAATGTTTAAGATCCCATCTAATTGATTAACAGAGCTTTTAATTTATTAATTAAATCTATAGACGTTCGCCACTTAAATTATTCACTATACGGACATCGACTTCATTTAAGGCGATTTAAGCATAGGGTAAAAAAAGATATACTAACATACACAATGCTCTTGAATATTAAAATATCATAACTTGTGTGCAGTCATTTTATCGGGTCTTCGAAGAATTTCGTCACAAAATGGACATTGTTTTATTTTGTCTAAGTAAGTATAATCATCATGATGTTTTACATTGATTACTTCATACCAATGTGAATCTGTTATCATTGTACGACCAAAAACGGTGTCTCTATATATGTATTCTATGGTAATTCTAACATCTTCGTCAAATGCTTTTCCATCTCGCAAAATGTCTTTTAATTCATGATATTCGATATATTTACAATCATGCTTTACGCCATTTGTCACAGACATATTCGGGTTTGATATCTCCTGCTACTATCTTACATTTACCCTTCATAAAGTAGGTGCAATTTTTACATTTATTTGGAGATTGATTAAGTCGGTAATTTACTGCGAATTTGTGTTCTTTTCCTGCTTCTGAATTAGTGGATATATATTCGGGAATGAATACATCGACATCAGCTTCAGTTATGGCTTTACTTGTCTTTTTTTTTAATTGTTTTCGTTCTACTGTTAAAATTTTACGTAAATCAGCTACTGTTTCTATTTTACCCTGTCCACGCCAAAACTCTTGGTTTCCCGTAATTTTTTGTAGTTCAGCAATTAATTCAGCTTTCTCCATTTTAGAAGCAGCTTTAGGTTTTTTGTTTAAGTCCTTAATTCGTTCATTTATTCCGTCTTCAACTTTTTTGTATACACTAAGTTTTTCTTTCCATTCTGATTGGGTATTTGTTCTTTCTTCCTCTATTTTAGCACTTCTTTTTAGATATTTTTTAAATTCCTTTAGTTGTTTGGTTTCTTCTTTTGCTTCTATTTCAATGGAATTTTTCTTTGTTCTAGTTATATTATCTACCATATCTTGCCAATACATAATATCTATTTCATCATCGAGTGTGTTACGAATATCGCCTCTTCCCTCAGCAGTTATAAATTTATTAACATATTGGGGGAGTTCTATATCAGTTATCATAAGTACTGGATTAAGTTCACTAGTTCCAAATACAAAATCATTAAGTCTAACTTGATTTTTATAAATATTAACTCTTATCCTTTCTGAAGTATATAAATTAGGAATATGTGGTTTTACATTTTTTAATAAATAATTATCGAACTTCTCTTGTATTTGTTGAAACTTCCAAGATTTACTTTCCCCTCTTCCTACTCGGTCTTGATAAGGTAATTTATTATATATATCCCTTAGATCTTTTTTAACAGCTTCGGGGTCTTTCAAAGTCACCTTTCTTTTTTTGGTAGCATAGAATAGAAATTCATTGTAACGTTGTAATTCAGATTCACTGAAGCTACTCCCTGCTTCTCTTTTAAGTGCTTTTGCGAATTCCAATGCTTTTTCAATATCTACTATTTCGTTATAACCCTCTTTGTCTCCATAATTAAGATCTTCAAGCTTATCTATAGTTGCTCCCCGCACCTGTGAATTTTGTGATAATACTACTAAACTCATATCCTTATTATAAGTGTTGATTAACTTTGATAATTCATCTCTAAAACCATCTGAATGACTTTCGATTTCTCTTTGGGCTTCAGCTATATCCTCATCATTTTCTTCACTTTCTTCTTTTTCTAACAGATCTTCTAATTCTGCATACCGAATGTCAGCCTCATCATTATATCCATCTAAATCTAACATAATATCATTAAGTTCATTTTGTTGGCTATGTCTATGCCCTGCATTTCTTCTAGCCTCTGCTAAAGTTACTAATCCAAACTTTTTACCCATTCTATCAATTCGTTTCTCAGACACCCTTCCATCTTTATCAAATATCTTATCAACTTCTAATATTGCAACAACCAAGCTAAATTCATCTTCAGTAATATGTTCAAATTGCCTATCCCTAAACCTTACTTTGTCCATATTTTTATCAAATTTTATATTTTGATGTTTTTCCATTTGTTTTATGAATTCATTTTCGGTAATATCCCCTTCCATAACGTCTACATATATATTAATAAGTTCTCTTTTTCTTCCTCTCTTACTTTTACGTTGATCGGGTGGTAAATATACAGTAGCAGGGTGATCTCTCTTGTATTTAGCCCATGCTTTAGGATCTTTTAGTTTTGCAGGTCTTGGTTGTTGAGGCATTTTTTTCTCTGCTATTTCTTGTAATCCTTCAATACCTTTTTTTTGTAAGAAATCATCTACTTCTTCATCCTCTTTCCACATACCTGCAATTCGTAGTAATTCAATAGCAAGTGTGGCTTTAATATAACTAGTAGTTGCTCCATCATATAGGGCTTGAATTTCCTTTAGTTTATTTTTCAAATTAGGTGTTTTCTTCTTCTGATCCTTTATCGCACTCTTTACTACGATATCAAGTTTGTTCCACTGGAAATTAGAGGGTAGGCTTTTCTTTTCGGGAATAGTTGGTTTCCTTTTAGCAAACACTGAAAGTACTGTACATCTACAATTGGGATGTAATGGTGGTAGAAGTCTAGTATTACTCATTTTGTATATTCGACCATGTTGTTCTCTGCATGGTGGAACAGTTATATTTCTTTTCTTATCAAAATACTCCTTTTCGTTGATATTTCGCTCATCAAAATGAGTATGATGTTGCCAACCAACAGCACCCAAAGTTTCCATTTGTGCTATTGTACCCTGCACACTAGCTCTGATGATTTCAGTACGAGCAATCATTTTAGCTCGTTTGGCTACTCTTTTCTTATCCTCATCATTATCGGGGGCTAGAACACTCTTGATACCCTTTGTCATTTTTGGTACAGATTGTCCTTCTGCTAATCCTCTTAAGATTATACCTTTGATATCTTGTGCTTGATCAGTTGCTAAACGATCTGAAAAATACAATGAATTCTGTTCTAGCCAATTATAGGCTCTTGGCTGGAATTTTTTAACACTAACTTTTTTAGTACTATCTTCTACCTTACCTAGATTATTTCGTCTGAAACCGATTTTAAATGCGTCTGCAAGATTATCTGTGATAATTTCTTTGAAGTCAGTCATCGTAATTGAGTTATCTATTGCTTTAGTAGCCTCTTCCATGAATTTTGATGGGAATGCTTTTACCATATCCTCTTTATCAAAATTGAATAAGAATTTCTTAAGTTTTCCAAACCATGATCTATAAATTGTGGAAATAGACCCTGTTAACTTCTCTTCAATTGGAGTGAGCATATTATCCATATTTTTCTGATAATTATCACTTTTCTTTTTATTTAAAAGTTGAAGTGCTTTCACATAGAAGGCATGTTTCTTCTTGAAGGGATTAAATGTACCCTTAACGCCTACTGCTTTATCAACAATTTCACCCTCAATTGATTTTTTGGTTTGCCTTAATGCCACCAACTCTTCATTTTTGTATTTATCAAATATTTCTGTGGTGGTTTGCCATTTATCAGTTCGACTCATTGCGTCAATCATATTCTCTGTTTCAACTACAGATGATGGTGGTAAAGATAGTGTTCCAGCAGGTGCTATAGCTTCTCGTAGTAATTTTAATCTTGTAAGTACTTGTAATGCAATGGGTGTTAGGTCTTTATCATTCTGTAATCCATATTGCATTTGTTCTAATAGTGTTAGAACCTGTCTTTGTGCATATTCTATTTTTGCAGTATCAGCGTCTTCTTTTTGTTCTTTGAATCCGTATAATTCGGGATCAAATTCTTGTGCTAATTGCGCCCAAACAGCTTCACTATATGGTACATCTCCCCAAGCTTTTTGAGGTTCTCCTTTTCTCTTTTTAATATCGTTAATAGTATAGAAACCACTTTGAAGCTGTTGTTGTATCAAACTCCATTCTTCTGTTTGGTCTTGGATTGTTTGAGGTTTAATCCATTTGAATTTTAATCTTCCTTCGGGATCAAATTCTCTTAGAACATATTTATTAATTAGATTTTCTAGACCGTCGAGTAGTGGAAATATTGCTGCTCTTTTTTGTACTTGCGATTGTTGTTCAGCAGATGATTTGTTTACAGCGTCTGTAATACCCAATTCAGCAGGTGTTACATGAAAAACAGACATAACTATTTTTTGATAGGCTTCAATTGTATCAAGCTGTTTAATTTGATCAACGTTCTTTATAAGCTCAACAAAATCAAATTTACCTAGTTCTCCTGTTGACATCAAAGGTATTGATGATTGGTTACCTGCTACACTAGCTTCCCATCTATCTGCAAATATATCAAAGTCTGTATCGCTAACTCCCTGTAATATTCCCACCGCAGGCGGAATAGCTCCATCTTCCATATACTGTTCCATATTAGCTACTGATGTAACTAATACATTTACTAGATTTTTGACTACATCAACGGGTGAGATACCATAAACATTGTAAGATAAAGGCTGATAATTATAATCAACAACCTCCCTATTTGAGAAAAAGCTTGGGGTGGTTTGATTTAACCATTGCCACCATCCCAATTTTTGTCCAAATTCATCGGGTTGTGCAAAGAAAGTTCCAGCGTCATGCGTATTTAATTCTCTTAACATCCCACTTTTGATAGTTGAAGGAATATATGTCCATTCAAAAGCAGTAGGAAATGTTTGTTCAACAGGATTATCTTCTGTAGTTCTTTGTACATGAAAATAAGCGTCTTTGACAAATCCTTTTACCATTATTCCCATACCAAGATCTAATACATCATTTATGAATGGTTTAAGAACATCTTTGATATTATCTCCATCTCTATTTACTGATTTCAACCAAGTCTCAATGACCTGTTTTCTTTGCATGGTTTCATTGGAGAAATCTTTATCATCGGATGGAATGATCTCATATTCAGCAGAAAGTGTTTCTGATATAATTATAGTTTTACATTGATTAACAAATGGAGTATTGCGATTGTTGTCTCCAATATGGTTTTCGTGCCTTACGCAGTTTAAATGGTCTAGAAAGATCTTGTCTTATGGGTGCGAGATGGTGATTTAGAAAATTGCCAGCATAATATAATGGATTTGAGAAATTGCTTTTTTGCAATCTCGCTACTTTCATACTACGAAGTGTTGTATCTATCTCATCACTAAATTTCTTTATTTTACCTAGCTTATTGTCTAAATCGGTACTCATCTGTTGTTAAGTCCTTTTTATGCGACAGCCAACATTACGACTTTGGCTTGTACTTCTGTTAGTCCAGCAGTCATCAAATCATCAATTGTTGCGTCTTTTGCTTTCTTGACAGTATCAAACTGTGTAGCCATCATCGCTTTGGCTGTTCTTTCCCCAATCCCTTTAAAATTTACTAATTTTTCATAAAGTGGTTCAACTGTATCAGTTGTATCAATCTCAACAAGTTTGTATAATTTAAGTTGGGTTCTACCTTTATAAACAGGGCATTGGAATCTTGCACATCCCATACGCAATAATACTTGAATTTCTTTACCGAAATCGAATACTATTTCTTTTGGTTCAATTATTGTACCGCACTCACAGATCATAGCCCCTCTCTGTTGGGTAGGAATAATTAATTGTGAACCTTCAATGTATGCTAAATTATTTAAATCAGATAATTGCATATTTGTTTCTATATCCATATTATAATCACTACTTAATAAATTCATCTTTCCAAGAAGATATTGGGATACTATTATAGATATTGGAATATTGATTAATTATATTAAAAAAACCGCCAATCAGAACAATCCATCTGAAAAAACAGTGAAATAACTGCAATTTGTAGTAAAAAAAGAAAGGGTTTATATATGATGGTATCATATATATAATTATGGAAGAACTCAAAGTTGAGTTAGCCCGACAAACTAAGTTATCCGAAAAAGATCGGAATGACGAAGTGGATATAATTAAAGATGAAATCCTTCATCTTTACACACTTCCTAACAGGAAGGAAACTTCTTCTTTGCAAAAAGAAGAGATTATGAAGCTCATTCAAGAGAAAAGGAACTTTGAACTTCCCTTTGAAGCTTTGGAAAAAATCTTGAACTCTCTTCCCATTGAAAAATGGGAAGCTCGCTTGGATAAGATCAACTCTTTGGAGTTGGAAAGATTCAAGAAAAACCTCGCACCCCACGATAAATATGGGGCTGATCTAATTGCTTCGGGAATTGGGATCAACCGAAATAGAATTGCTTCGGGTTCTAATAGGAAAGAAATACGAAGAAGGGAAGATGTTCTCCCTAAATTATCTGATCCGTCAGATAATAAATACATCACAGATGATTTGGTTAAGGAATATCAAATCCGAGAGCTTGACCTTTGTGGTTTTCTCGATCGGGTTCGTTGGACTAACAAACAAATTCACATCATGAGAAAAATTGTTGGTGAATTGGTTACAATCTTTGGATTGGCTAATAGGGCTGGAATTTTGATCGAACCTGTCTTTATCGGGTTGCACCGATTGACAAACGATCTTAAAAACTGCACTAAAGGCTGTGAAAAAAATTGTACACGTGACCATGACCATAAAAAGTCAAGGAAGCAGAGAAAAAACGCTCAACACAATCTTGTGATTGAATTGACTCGTATCCGCAAACGATCACTGAAAATCCCAAGCAATCGAGACATCCCTTCCTTTAGGGAATATCTTGGAATTGTCCACTAAATCATTACAACAGAAGTCGCCTTAATCTTAACGGATTAGGGCTTTCTGAGGTAATGACAAACATCGAAACATCTTTTGGTAGGAATTATTGTGATCCCGATCAATTGCTGTATTGCAATAAACATAGAAAAATGGAATGGTGTAGATTTGTGCTTCATTTTGAAGACAAAACGATCCCACCTCTCTATCTTTGTTGGGAAGCAGGGATTGAAGTTGGTAAACAAATAATGCCCGAACAAAAATCTTGGTAATCTCACACGCTCTTGCCTTAACAGGTAAGAGCTTTCTGAGGTAAGAGAGACTCGATATTTGAGTGAGCTGCTATTAGAAAATGTAGTGATGATCTCAAAAACGGTGATAAAGGAGTCTCGACAAAGAAGCCCAATTTGGCACTCTTCGTCAAAGGAGAGCGTGCAGGTCTTGTAGAAAATCAAGCGATATCCTGTATGGACTGATGGCGACTGAAGTAGGAAAGTGAAGCTGATAGCACCCCCTCAAAGGGCATGACCTAATCACAGGGTTAACCGACAGCAGAAGATACCTCTGACTTTATAGTTAGAGGATCTTCCGAGTAATGACAGACCAAAATACAACGCTTTTATTAGCAGAGTACGAACGACAGATAGCACGATTAAAGGATGTTCTCGATGAATTGATCTATAATCATGATGAACTGTTAAAAGAAAGTTTACTTCACTCTCAATAGAGTGGAGTAATTCCACGTAATGACAGAAGAAGATTCTAAAGTCATGGAACTGCTCCATAAAAAGGAGATAGCCAATAAGGTATTGGAAAACAACGTGCAAGATGTCACTCATTTTATGGGTACGCCTGCATTTGATGTTGCTCAAGCTGAATTGGATGAAGAAGTTGAGGAAAGATATATTCGAGACATAGACCCGAATATCGCTCAAGAGATGAATAAAGAAACTGAATTTGTAGAAGGAGATCTTTTCCGAACAGATGAACAACTTAAAACTCATATTCAAGAAGAAGTTGATAAAACTCTACGAGAGATGACACCCGATCAATATTTCAATTTAGGAATTGTTGTGCTTGGTGGTGAACAAGCTCTATTAGCAGAATTTACTACTTTATCTCGAAAGAAAACATATGAGATTTTAAAGGTTGAACGAGGAAAATTTTTCAATACTACATACAGACCAGTTTCATCTGATTCAAGAGTGATAGTTATCAAACTTCCTCCAAAACAAAGCTAGTCTACTCTTTACAGAGTGGACTTGCTCCACGTAAATGATCAACGAATTAATTGACCAAAAAGAAGTAGAAAAATGGGAAAAATTAGAAAAAGCCCTTGAAGAAAATGACAGAGAAACTATTGTTGAGATAATCACTCCAATGCTTAAAGAAATGATAGAATTAGCAAAAGTTGATCCCGATTTTAATGAAGAGCTTGGTAAATTTTTCTTAATGCTCTATGCCCCCGAAACTTAAGTTCACCTTGATAGGTGAGCTTATGCTCATGTAAGAAGCAATGTTTTTGAAAGAAATTGATCTTGATGGGAATAAACTACCACAGGTAAATACAGGCAATAGATGGATAGCTTCCATAAAAAAGG